AAAATGATACAGACAATATCAAAAAACTCTAACATATATAAAAGAATACTAAACTCAATCAAGAAACGATCTATTGTTTAATATTCATAGGAACTCTTTTACCATTAGGGATGAAAGTTGTTTTATTACCAATTCCTTTAGATGCAGCAGCTAAATTTCCAGCAGCACTACCAATTAAGGCACCGACAGGACCGAAAACAGGAGCAACAGTCTGAACAATACCCATAATCCCCCTAAACCAGTCACCAGAAGCATTTTCATTGACTTTAACGGCAGGAGGGATTTCGCGAATGACATTAGCATATAATTGCAGAGCTAATGGGTCATAAGCAGCAGATGGAGCACCAAGAGAAACAAAAGGACTGTTCCAAGACGGAGCAATCTCAATTAACATCTTAAAAGTAATAGTAAGTGTACTAGCATTAGACAAACCAGTCAAAAACACCCCAGAAGTATCATACGGAATAGGCATAGTAACTGCTTTAGTAACAAAAGCAGATGGAGAGGTAAATGAAAAAGAACCAAAACCATAACCAGGATTAGAACCAGGCTGATTAGTATTAGATGTATCAGAAAAAGCATGAGGAAAATTATTAGGCTGAACAAAAGGCATGTCAGTATTATTCATCACACAATTAACAAGAGCACCCTCAGAAGCTAACCATTGTCTAGTACCAGCAAGTGGCATAGCTTGATTAACAAGAGCAGGCGGCATAACAGAATTGAATACATCATAGTCCAAAACAGGACCCCCTCGAACTATATTCCAATTGCCCAAAGAATTAACTTGTGGGACTTTGAAAGCAGTAACAGTTCCTTGTTTACTGATTTCAGCAGTGGTGTTGTGGACCTCAAAACCCATAGAGACAACACGACACGGATCATCATTAGCAAAATATTGATTAAAATTAACATTTTGAAAGACAGCAGTCCCAAATGAACCATCACCAGGTAAGAGCCATCCACCTTCAATATTAGATGATATAATAAATGGAGACACACCATAAGTTGTCCCATTCAATGTAACCAATCCATCGATCATGTTAAAATAACCAGAACCAGTTGGATCAGTTGAAGTATAAGCTTCATTAAGGTTGCAGATCAAAACATCCCAGTTACCACCAGCAGCAGAGGCAGGAGCACTAACATTGACTTGTACTCTACCTTCTTGAATGACAGTTTTACAACTATTCATATCAGGGTAACCACGATGTCCGATCTCTTTGTCATGGAATGTATCTAAAGCTTCAATAAACCAGTTAGATCCATCCTGGGTCAAACCAGCTAAACTAGCTTTTTCCCTGTTACCGCTCCTTCTTGATTGCAAAACTTGTACAATCTCTGGAGGATCGCGGAGAATTGGTGCTTCTCTAAAAATGTGGACGCCACCAATTTCGACAATTAATTCCTTTAATACTTCGGGTTTGAAATTATTCTTTTTAGCTTGTAAGGACTTAAAAGAATGGGAAAAACGTTTCTTTATTTTTCCATTTTGATGAGTGTGTCTCGACCATGTAGGTATATTATCACTAGGGTTATCCCAAGCATTACAATCGTAGTAAGGACAACCGTTAAAAGAAGTTTGCAAAATGGGTATCTTATTACTAAGATCACATACAACCAAATCACATTCCTCAATTTCCGGAACCAAACCGCAATTAGCTTGTAATTCTTGTTTTGGACGAGCACGTCTCCGACCACGCCTTTGATTTCCATTGTTAGGTTTCTTTCCAAGCATAACAACGTTATCATTATTATGAACAGTATGGCGAATGTACAATTGACCCATATATTCAATAAAAAAGGGTGGGAGATTTGTTGATTTATTATTTCGATTTCTAGGTTTTTTAGGCTTTTTAGGCTTAAGACTTGAAGTGATGTGAGCTGGGCTCTGCATCACTTTTAAATGGGCATTCATTTCATCGAACCCATTTTTACATTGCAAGATTTTACTACCACTAGCTTCAAAATTAAGTCGATAGTCGACATAATAATTCTTAATGTAAATTGAATTTTTACGATTAAGAGTATCTTGATGAGAGATTAAACCGCTCTCTTCCAATTCATCAAGTGATTTATCACAGGCATCAACAAAATCCTGATCAAAAATATTTAGAGCTCTAAGACAACACAAACGTTGATATGATATCTCGGGACCGTCTTTATGACCAGTAAAAACAGCACTATGTGCCATTTTTACAGGATCGTAAATAGGAACCTTGATACCATTATGATCACCAAACTTAGCACCAAGAAATGTCAAATCTTTCAATTCAACATCCCCACTACCTGTTGTTTCCATACGGAAATCGCTTTCAATGATTCTACAGACAGCTTCGGATGAATAATTAACATTCTCAGCATCGTAAGTGCATCCATTATCATCCCCATAAAGGATCAAACGAACCCACCTACAAAAATCAGCATAAGTAGCACCAGGATTTAATTTGATGAAACAATAAGCCAAAAGGAGATAATTGGCGAGTGTATTGTCTACAGTGGTATTACAACCACCTGAAGGATTACTATTAAATTTTTGATAAACAGCACCATCTGGAAGCAAAATAAGAGTACGAAGACATTCATCGTAATAAGCGCGAATATCCCTCTCCCATTTTCTCTTTATATAGTCAGGCCAAGAACATGTTCTAATAGATTCAGAACCACGAGCAAAACGTTCCATTAAACAGGAATCAAATTTACCTACATCCGTATCCCAAGCATGCTTGGGGAACACACCTAACTTCTGATGTAACATATTCCAACCGCCTTTGGTATTAGGAATACCAACTGCACTAGATGTTACTAGATATGACGAATAAAATTCTTTATTCTGAGCGCCAAAAAGTCTCATACCTATATAAAGTTTATCAATCGGGGCACAAACAATACCCCTATGAGCTTTACCAGTTGGTCTAAGCTCATCTTTATAGTTATAGCTCCATAGAGAAGGCCAATGATTGACCCTCCAATCCTCAAATTGGTCAATGAGGAAAGTTGATCCCAACGATTCAAGCAAATCACCCTTATTGTGATACAACTTATTATATGGGAACCCAACCGAAGTTGAGTGATCCATATTGTGTATCACTTCATCATGATCCCAAAAAACTGGTTTAAATATGTGGCCGAAATGTCTACAGCCCCAATCTACAGCTTTTGACCAGATGTCCTCATCCACATCATTAAAACATTTGTCATAACGACCAAACACTTTATATGCGTCTTCAATGGAATAATTGGGTTGTTGATACTTTAAATTGTCGAAATCAACAAAATTACTAAAGTTCTTTACATCAAAGTAAGGATCAATAGCAAATGTTTTGGGAATATTTGAATGTCTGCCCACACGACCACGATATAAAAGAAAATCGTAGTCGACCCCAAAACGTGGTTCAGACAGCGTGGCTTCAAGAACGACCTCTGAAGACGCACGCCCAATCACACTTATGTGTGATTGGGCTGCCCCGCGAAAAAAGATAACGCTTCATCCTTAAAAGGGATAAAGCCATTGTATCTCATTCCGGTAAAGGCACAATAATGGACACCACAACATTTATTGTCAATAACTAATGGAC